CGTGTCATGTGATTTCCTTTAATCGTTTAATTGTTATACTAGTAGTATATACTAAGTATCGTCAAAAGTCAATAGCTATCTTAACAATTTTCAAACTTTTTTATAAGTTTTTCTATAACGAATCCCACAGGTAATAGTAACACCGGAATGATTACAAACATTACTAACGATTCGTTTTCTAGTGTCCACTCGTATAAGTCCATCTCTTATCCTTTCGATTAATGATTAACTCTTATACCTTAAGTATACTATATATATCGTCAAAAGTCAAGCCCTACATGAGCAAAAACCCAAAAAATCACAGTCTTTTTTCTCCCCCCTAGTGGGGGGCAAGGGTGCGGGGTAGGAGGGTGGTGTTTTTTGTTCAGAATCATCAATACTGTCTTTCTTCGGAAAGGCCGTGGTGGTGTAAACAAAAAGTCAGACACAAATATTCAATGTCTTACTTAATCTTCCCGGACAGCGCCTAACCTTTGTAGTATCTTCGCCCACCATCTTCTCTAGGTTGATTCAATAGCGGCATATTCGCCTCACTTGGAGTCCGCCCACCTTTCTTAGAGTTGCACTTGAAACAGGCGCACACAAGGTTCTCCCACGTATCTTTTCCTCCTTGCCACTTTGGAAGGACATGATCTAGAGTTAACTTGTCAGGATTCTTAACTCCACAGTATTGACAGGTATAATCATCGCGCAAAAATATGTTTCTTCTTGTTGGAGTCGCCGTATACTTGAATGAGATAAACTTTTTGACTATACCTACTTTTGGAAGGGGATAATACTCACCATTAGCGCCCAATATCCTTCTCTCATGAAATTCTATTGGTACAATCGCCCCTTTGAGCATAAGAGTGATACCTTTCTGCCAACTCAGCTTAGTCAGTATACTATAATCCATATTTAATATTAGTGTTGTTTCCATATAAGTATATATAATACCTCACATTGAACTGGACTTTAGTTTTTAAGTACACCCAAAATCGCCCTTGGAGTTTTCCTGCTATTCTTTTTTACACAAATAGTCACAATAGTTTCATGGCATCTTTTTTAAAAAACACTCTTTTTTGTGTATAGCTTTTTACATCTTACTATAATATGATAGTAGATTTTTATTTTTTTAACATTTTATTGAATGGAGTGCGCACATGTTCAATAGTAAAAACGAACCTAAAAAGGTTGAAGCTGCTGAAGATTTTGTAGCTAAGGCTTCCGAAGAACTAGAAGAGGCGGTTGCTGAAGAGATTGAAGTCGAAGATCCGACTGTAGAAGAAGCTGCGGCGGTTATTGAGGAGCTAACTGAGGAAGTAGCAGAAGAAGAGGTTGCTGAGGAGGCTGTTGCTGAGGATACCCCACCTGTAAGACATAGAGGGCCTCAAGCTTAATGCGAATACCTAGTAATATGTCAGAACAAGAAGTTGTTGACACGATTACTAAAGTATCAGAAAGACTGTCCAACAAATTTACCTTTGCGTTTTACACGGCTGAAGATATTCGGCAAGAAGCCTTTATTCTAGGAATGGAAGCTCTAGAGAGATATGATGAAGGAAAGCCTCTTGAGAACTTTCTGTTTGTCCATATTGGTAACAGACTGAAAAACTTCAAGAGGGATAACTATTTTAGACATGATGAGGGGAAGGCGGAGAAGGTTCAGAAGAGGAAGCGTAACTTGTTGGAGCCGGCGAATCTGGAGGACTTTAGTATAGCTAAAGGGGGCGACGACTTGAGTTCAAAGATTTCTGACGAAGAAATTATAGAATTAGTAAAGAGAAATATACCGGCGAATATGAGGGCGGACTTTCTTAGACTATGTGCGGGAGTCACGCTACCCAAGGCGAGGCGTACCGAAATAATGGGTGTTATTAGGAGGATCGTAGAAGGATGAAGAAGCGAGGTAGGTTCTCAGTAGAAGAGGTGCAATTTATCGAGCAGAATTGCGAGGCTCTTTCTCCACAGGCAATAGCGGATCAGCTAGATCGAGATGTCTCATCTATTACAAAGTATATCGAAGAGAATATAGGTTTCTCGGCGAAGCAGAAAAGAGAAGTGGAGGCTCATCAAGAGCTAAAACGGAAGCCTTACTATAAGGAGCTAGAAAAACAGTTCTCCGAGGCTGAATTAGAGATGTTTCAGTTTCACTTCAAGAAAATGTGGGCTCAATTCAAGGACGACGTGTTTCATACAGAAGAAATCCAAATCGTCGATACTATCAAGCTCGAAATTCTAATGAACAGAATCCTGACGGCTCAGCAGGATAATATTACAAACATAGAAAACACGCAGATGCTCATAGACGTTGAAAAGCAGATGGATCATCAAGATCAAGACCGTGACTACATCTCGTCGTTAGAGCGACAGGTAGCTATGTTTAGGGCGGCTCAAGAGACGCTATCTAAGGATTACAAAGATCTGCAAGCACGTAAGGCAACAATGCTCAAGGACCTAAAAGGTACTCGTGAGCAGCGAATCAAAGCTATTGAAGACTCTAAACTTACGTTTGCATCGCTGGTGAAAAAGATCGCGTCAGATCCTAATTTCAGAACCAATATAGGACTAGAGATGGAAAAAATGCGCTTAGCCACACAAGCAGAGAAAGAGCGCTTATCAGAATACATAAAATATGAAGACGGGCAAGTTGACCAGCCCTTTCTTTCATCAGACACTGTTAAAGGAGATTAAATGAAGACAGCAGTAATTTTTGGCGTTACCGGCCAAGACGGATCGTACTTAACTGACTTGCTACTTTCGGAAAATTATAAAGTGATTGGCGTCGCTCGAAGAAGTAGTGTAGACACAACCGAACGGATTGACAGGCATGAGAAAAATAATTCTTTTTTGCTAGTTGAGGGAGACATCACAGATGGATTCTGCGTTTCGGACATTATTAATAAATACCAGCCTGACGAAGTATATAATCTTGCAGCTCAGTCTCACGTTGGTACTTCTTTTAAGCAACCGACACTGACTTGGGATGTTACCGCTGGAGGATGCCTAAATATACTAGAAGCGATTAGGGTTTCCCCAAGATGTGATGATATTAAGTTTTATCAAGCGTCATCTAGTGAGATGTTTGGTAAAAACTTTACTGTTACAGATTATGGCAAATATCAAGACGAAGACACGGCTTTTATGCCTCAGTCACCATATGCAATTGCAAAACTTGCAGCTCACCATCTAGTTAGAAATTATAGAGATAGCTATGGTATTCATGCGTCTAGCGGAATCTTGTTTAATCACGAAAGTGAAAGACGCGGCGAAAATTTTGTAACCCGTAAGATCACAAAGTGGATTGGCAGTTTTGTAGAGTGGTTAAATGCAAACAATCTTGCAGCTCACCAGTTAACAGCGACTTCATCCGAAAACGAGAAGATATATGCTTCTGGACACCAAGAATCATTCGATAAGTTAAGATTAGGAAATCTACAAGCAAGGAGAGACTGGGGACATGCAAAAGACTACGTACGAGCAATGTGGCTCATGCTCCAACAAGAAGAACCGGACGATTATGTCGTCGCTACTGGAGAAACACACAGCGTTGAGGAATTCTTGGAATATTCTTTTAAGCACGCTCACCTTGGTGATTGGAGTGAGTACGTGTACATTGACCCTGAATTCTTTAGACCCGCTGAAGTTGATTACTTACTTGGTAACCCGTCCAAAGCAACAGCAAAGCTCGGATGGGAACCAGAAATAAAGTTTCAAGAATTGGCTGAATTAATGACGGAGGCTGATATCAATGAGAAATTACGACGACCCGGCTTACAAGAAGTTTAGAACAGATGTCCTGAAAAGGGATAAGTTCTGCTGTAAAATGTGTAAGGTGAGTGGCAAAAGGAAGAAAATGTACGTACACCATATTAGAAAATGGGCGAGTGCATCTTCTTTGAGGTTTGATGTCGGTAATGGCATTACACTTTGCTATAATTGCCACAAAGAAGTAACTGGTAAAGAAGAACACTACGAGTCTTATTTGTTAGGTTTAATCAATGGCTAAAAAGAAAATACCAAACTATACAGTAATTAAGGACACGAGAGAGCAGCGCGGTTGGATTTTTAATAAAGTTGACCGATGTAATGGCATGCTTACCGAAACCTTGAAAACTGGTGATTATACGTTGCAAGGATTTGAAGATCAGGTTTGTATTGAAAGAAAAATGAGCGTCGAAGAGATTGCCAACAATTTGGGCAAACAAAAGAAAAGATTTGATGCCGAAATACAAAGAATGATTGAGTACCCCTTCAGGTATATTGTTTGTGAATTTTCTATGTCTGATTTGATTGATTATCCAAATTCTATCTTTAGTGACAACATGAAGAGCCGAAGACCCGATTATGTTCAGGCTCAAATTAGCAAAAGAAGAATAACTGGTAAATATCTGTTAAAGACTTTGCTTGAGTATCAAACTTGGCATGGTATACATGTTCTTTTCTGCGATAACAAGACTAACGCATTTAAAGTGACTGACAGTATATTCAAGAGGTTAAATGAGATGTTTCATGGCCAAGACTAATAGATCTCAAATATATTCCGCACTTTCAAATTGGCACGACTATGGTGTTCTTAGCCAGACAAGAGAAATATTCCTTGGATCTGGAGACGACGGCTTAGATTCTAAAGATTCAGCTACCTTCCTGAAGAATCTTATAATGCTTGAGTCTCTGGGTCCACACCCTATAATTATTCACCAGTATAACATTGGTGGAGATCAAGCTGCCGGTTTTGCTATCTACGACGCAATTAAAGCGAGCAAGTGTAAATTTTTGTTTATGTGTTATGGCGCAGCGTCTTCTATGGGTAGTATCATACCGCAGGCAGTCATAGGTAAGGGTCTAAGGGTCACACACCCTCATACAGAGTGGTTAATCCATGAAGGGTCTTGTGAGGCCAGTGGAACAACAAAGCAGTTTATATCGAACGCTGAGGCCCTTAAAAAGTCAAAGGAATTAATGTATGACATATTTGTTAGGGCGTGCAAGAAAGGTGCCGCCTTTAAGGGTAAAAAACCTGCAGAGATTAAGGCCATCCTAAAGCGCAGATTAAATGTGAAAGAAGATTGGATTCTTGATGGACATCAAGCTGTCGAATATGGGTTTGCGGATGTTGTGTTCGGCAAAGGTCAAAATAATTCCATCGAAAACATACTCAAGAGATTGTAATGAAAAAAGAAAACATAGAGAAAGTATTGCAAGATGCTTGGCTTGGCATCAATGTAAAAGACGAAGATTTATTTAATCCGATTGATTTTATATTTCACGATGGAGACACCGATAAGATTTTGGAAAGAATCGCTTGGCTGTTTATGCAACCCGAGTATTTCTCTTTCGCATGTAAATATATCCTCAACATAGAAATTTCTCCGTTTCAATCTTTGCTACTAAAAGAAATGTGGAACAAGAAGTTTCCAATGCTAGTTGGTAGTCGTGGTATGGGTAAGTCATTTATACTTTCTGTATATCCATTGCTTCGAGCATTGTTTATGCCAAGAAGAAAAATTATCGTAGTCGGCGCGGCCTTTAGACAGTCGAAAGTGCTTTTTGAGTATATGGACACCATTTGGAAGAACGCGCCCATTCTGAGGGATCTGTGTGGCTCTAAGAGCGGACCAAGAAGAGATGTCGATAGATGTGTGATGCATATTGGTGACAGTACGATCACCTGTCTTCCTTTGGGTGATGGTAGCAAGATTCGTGGTCAACGTGCAAATGATATTATTGCTGACGAGTTTGCTTCCATTCCCAGAGACATTTTTGAAAATGTTGTTGCCGGTTTTGCTGCTGTAGCTGCGTCGCCAATCGAAAAGGTAAAACAAAGAGCACAAGCGAAAAAAGCCAAAGAGCTAGGCGTTGAAATTCAAGATGAAAAACAAAACTCAGGCATTATAGAAAAGTCAAACCAGATTATTCTTTCCGGTACGGCATATTATGACTTCAATCATTTTGCTGATTACTGGAAAAGGTATCGAGCCATTGTAAACAGTAAGGGCGATAGATTCAAGCTTCAAGAAGTATTTGGTCAAAATGTACCAGAAGACTTTGCTTGGGATGAATATTCTGTGATCCGTATGCCTGTTACTTCATTGCCCGAAGGCTTTATGGATGATGGCCAAATTGAACGAGCAAGAGCTACTGTACACTCTGGCATCTTCCAGATGGAGTATGGAGCTTGTTTTACTACAGACAGTCAAGGGTTTTTCAAAAGATCTTTGATTGAAAACTGCATAGCCTCAGAAGAAAACAATCTAAAAATTAAAGGCGAAGAAATACAGTTTGAAGCTATGCTGAAAGGCGACCCAAATAAAAAATATATATTTGGCGTTGACCCGGCATCGGAAGTTGACAATTTTAGTATTGTGGTTCTTGAATTGAATGGCACACACCGAAGAGTCGTTCATGTGTGGACTACGAACAGAAGTCAGCACAGAGACCAACTGAAGGCTCACCTTGTGGACGAAGATGATTTCTACTCTTATTGTGCTAGAAAAATTAGGAACTTGATGAGAGTGTTTCCTTGTGTGGAAATTGCACTTGATGCTCAGGGTGGTGGTATCGCTGTCATGGAAGCTCTGCATGACAAAGACAAAATAAGAGAAGGAGAGCTACCGATTTGGCCTGTGATCGACTGGGACAAACCAAAGGACACTGATAATGAACAGGGACTGCATATTCTTAAGATGTGTCAGTTTGCAAAGTATGACTGGCTAGCTGAAGCTAATCATGGACTTAGAAAAGACTTTGAAGATAAGATCGTCTTATTTCCTGCTTTTGATGCGGTTAGTCTTGGTCTTTCAGCAGAAGACGACAATAGAACTGGTAGAGTGTACGATACATTAGAAGACTGCGTGATGGAAATAGAAGAACTTAAGAACGAACTATCTATGATTGTTATGACTCAGACTTCTACAGGGAGAGAAAGATGGGACACTCCAGAAATTAAAGTTGCCGCCGGTAAAAAGAGCAGATTAAGAAAAGACCGTTACTCTTCTTTGATTATGGCAAATATGAGTGCTCGTCATTTTGGCGCACAGCAATCAGTTGTAAAGTACGATCATTACGGTGGTTTTGCCAATAAATCTCAAGGCCAACAACCTAAAGATGATGGCCCTCTCTATAATGGCCCTTCTTGGTTTACAGAAAATCTAGGCGATATCTATTAATTGTGTGTATAATCATTTACAATACAATTAACAATACCATTGACTGGAGAGCAATATAAATGTCAGACGATCTATACTTAACATGGGGCGATGATTTAGAACGTAGTCAAGCTTACGAACAGGCTTCAGATAACCTAAATGCGTATGATGGCGTACAAAAATCTTTTGCATACGACTATAGAACATTTATTGACACGGAACCTTCACGTTCTGTAAGACCTTCTTTTTATCGTAGTGATTACACTGCTTTCCGTCCGGGAGAAGCTGTACCCAAACACCAGAAGCGAATTATCAAGATGTGCATGCAGGCATATGATAAAGTCGGAATCATTAGAAATGTCATTGACTTAATGGGTGACTTTGCAGCTCAAGGTATCACGCTAGTGCATCCTAACCGTTCGGTAGAAAGATTTTATCGCAAATGGTTTGAAAATGTAAATGGTACTGATCGCTCCGAAAGATTCCTTAACTATTTGTATAGATGCGGGAATGTTGTAGTGAAGAGAAGAACTGCTCGTGTAAGTAAAGGTAAAGAAGCAGAATTGAAAAGAAGTACTGCCGCTCCAGACATGAAGATTGAAGAGATTCCTGTTGAGCGCAGAGTTATACCTTGGAAGTATGACTTCTTAAATCCGCTAGCTGTAGATGTTAAGAATAATGGCGCCGCATTTACAGGCGACATAGAATATGTTCTTAAGGTGTCAAAGAATACCGTAAACTCAATGATGAGTTATCAAGGAAGAAAAGGCGTGAACAAACAACTTCCTACAGACATCGTAAATAAGTTTAAGAATGGCGAAAGAGAGATTGAATTAGATCAGAACAAACTTTCAGTCTTTCATTACAAAAAAGACGATTGGAACCTATGGGCAAACCCAATGATCTATGCTATTCTTGACGATATTATCATGTTAGAGAAAATGAAGCTCGCCGACTTAGCTGCACTAGATGGAGCTATCTCTAATGTTAGGCTATGGACAATCGGTGACTTAGATCACAAAATCATTCCTACAAAAGCCGCTATTAATAGACTCAGAGATATTCTTGCTAGTAATGTTGGTGGTGGTACTATGGATTTGGTTTGGGGTCCTGAAATTGACTTCAAAGAAAGTACGACTCAAGTATATAAATTTTTAGGTGCAGAAAAATATCAGCCTGTTCTTACAAGTGTTTATGCTGGCTTAGGTATTCCTCCTACACTTACTGGTGCAGCTGGAGCTAGCGGTGGATATACTAACAACTATGTTAGCCTTAAAACTCTAATCGAAAGACTGGAATATGGTCGCGAAGTACTAAAAGAGTTCTGGGCTCAAGAAATAAAATTAGTGCAACAAGCAATGGGTTTTAGATTTCCCGCTGAAATGCACTTTGATTCAATTATACTGTCAGACGAAGCAGCTCAAAAACAATTACTAATGCAGCTCGCAGACAGGGATATTATATCTCAAGAAACTCTACTGGAGAGATTTAGAGAGATCCCTAATATCGAAAGGATCAGGGTTCGCCGAGAAACCAGAGAAAGAGCTAAAGACTCTTCTGCTCCGAGGAAGGCTGGTCCTTTCCACAATCCACAGCATTCGGATGATGTTGCTAAATTGGCAATGACAAAAGACTTGCTAGATAATGATGAGTATTTGGAAACATTAGGTTTGCCGCCTGCGGAGAATGTTGAAAATGATCCACCTGCAGATCAACCTAAAAGGCTGGAAGAGGAACAGGAAGAAGCTTTTAGTCCTGTGTCTGAAAACCCAGAAGGTGGAAGACCTATGCACTCCCGAGATTCTGGCCCAAGAAAACAAAAGAGAGTTCTACCTAGAAGTGGAGAGGGTGTAGCAAAAACCTTATGGGCCTACGAAGCACAGAAGGCAATTGCTGACTTGGTTACACCGATGGCTTTAGAACACTATCAAAAGAAAAACGCTAGAAGTCTTACAAAATCAGAGTTTGACGAGCTAGAATATCTTAAATTATGCATATTGACTGGCATGAAACCTTACATGGAAATAGATGCAGATGTGATTAAATCAATCATTGACGCAAGCACAAAACCTTCTAAGGAATTTACTGAAGCGATTGAAAATGCTGTAGCTTCTTTTGTCGATACTCAAAATAGAAAACCAAGTATTGATGAAATGAGATACATCTACGCTTCAACTTTCGCAAGCTATAGCTAGTTTTATAGCAAAAAATTAGCTATTATATATTTTTTGTGTATTATGATGTAAGGAGATCTTCATTATGAAAATATATGCACAAGAAATACAAGATGGTCTTGAGCAAGTAATCAAAGAGAACAACACAATTGCATACTGTTCTCACATTATTTGTGAAGACGATACTTTAAATAACAGCGAGGCTTCATCGAACGATAAAGCTGTCGCTCAGTCTTTCTTTGAGCTTCATGACGCAAAGGCAGAAAACAAAGACCAGATAGACTTGTACTATCTAAGTTCCGTTTTGGTCAGCAGTGGCTGGAATAAAAACGATGATGTTTTCGATGCGAAAGAAATGTGGGAAGCTCGTTCCACTCCAGAAGATAAGCAGTTTAACTATATGCACAATGAAAAAGACATCATTGGCCATATTACTGGTAATTACGTTACTGACTTTAGTGGAAACAAGTTAGACGACAAATTGTCTTGGGAAGAAGCTGGTTCGCCAAAAGACTTCAACATCATATCAACTGGTGTTCTATATAAGTCTTGGAGCGACATGGATCTTCGTGAGAGAATGAATAATATAATCGAGGAAATTGAAGAAGGAAAATGGTTTGTCTCGATGGAATGTATGTTCCCAAACTTTGATTATGCTCTGAGAGATTCTCAAGGCGAAAGCAAAATTGTAAGAAGAGAAGAAGCTTCGGCGTTTTTGACGAAACATCTTCGAGCTTACGGGGGAACAGGAAAGTACGAGGGTTACACAGTAGGTCGTTTATTAAGAAATATATCTTTCTCTGGCAAGGGCTTGGTTTCTAAACCTGCTAATCCTCGAAGTGTCATTTTGAATGACAACCAAAGTTTTAGTGAATTTGAAAGTGAATTAGTTACTGTTTCATCTATAAAGGAGAATAAGATGTCTGATATCTTACAGAAACAGTTGGACGACGTTAAAGCTGAACTTGTTGAAGCTCGCGCCGCCAACGAAACTATGAAGCAGGAAATGGAAGCACAGAAGTCTGAAGCTATTGAAAGTCAGCTTAAAACTTTTGAAGCCGAAATTACTGCTAAGGACGAAGCTATCGCTGAAGTCCAAGCTAAAGCTGACGAGGCTTTGGCAAAAATTGCTGAACTAGAAGAAAGTCTTTCTGCTAGTGAAGAAGCAAAGCTCGAAGCAATCGCTAAGATTGCTGAAATCGAAAAAGCTGCTGCCCTCGAAAAGAGAGTTGCTGCTTTAACGGAAGCTGGTCTTGAAGGCGAAGAATTGGACGAAGCTATCGCTCAATTTGAAAACCTTGATGATTCTACTTTTGATTTTATCGTTGCTAAGATGCATCCTAAGATGATCGAACAGCAAAAGAAGATGAAAGAAAAAGAAGAAGAAAAAGAAGAAGCTCGCAAAAAAGAAGAAGCTCGTAAAAAGGAAGAAGCACGTAAAACTATGGCTGATGAAGTTCTTGAAGAAGAAGTAGAAGAAGCTGAAGCAAGTGTTGAAGTCCTTGAAGAAGTGGAAGAAGAAGCTGACCTAGCAATGGCTGAAGCTATTGACGAAGACGATCCTGCAGAGGAACTTCGTTCTACAGCTAGTGAATGGTTTGGTACTCTTCTAAAGTCAACTGCAAACCTTAAATAATTAAGAGAAGGAGAATATATAATGGCTCTTAAATCAGATAGAAATGAAGTACAAACTGACATTAGCTTCTTCATGAATGAAGTTGCTACTAGAGGTGGTATTGCTTCTTTGTCAACTGGTGGTAGTGGTGCTGCTATGGATCAAGGTGCTGCTTTGGTTACTTATGCTGCTACTGCTTCCGGTAAAGTTCCTATGGGTATTTTGTTGAACGATATGGTTGATCTTGACCTTACTCGTCAGCACATTAACCAACATAAAGATGAAGTCCAGAAGGGTGGTAAAGTTACCATCTTGCGTAAGGGCTACATTGTAACTAACAGTATTGAAGGCGCAGATCCTGCTGCTGGTGATGAGGTATTCCCTGCTCATAGTGGTAATGTTTCTAAGACCGATATTGTTGGTGATGGAACTGTGTCTGCTATTGGTCGTTTCCTCTCATCGAAAGATGAAGATGGTTACGCTAAAGTAGAAATCAACCTACCGTAACTTTAGCTCATAAAGGAGAATAAGATAATGAATATGAAAGAACGTCCTTCAGCAGATTTTATCGAACTGCTCAAAAGATCAGGTAGTTCCGATAAAGCAGTTGCAATCGAAGCACAACGAGAAATCGCTAAAGCTTTAGAATTGCCACTTCGTAAAGGCGTATTGTTCGGCGATGTTGTAACTTCTATTTATGAAGCTATGCCACTTGAGCCGGGTGCTACACCTGAATTTCCACTTGACCTTCTTGCTCCGGGTACAGAAAGCGATCACGTTGCTTACACTAATCCGGGTCATGGTCGTATTCCAGAACGTAGCGTCGAAGGCGATTACGTAATGGTCAACACTTACGGCATCACAAGCTCGATTGACTTCTTGCTTAAGTATGCTCGTGAAGCTAACTGGAACGTTGTTGCTCGCGCAATGCAAGTTTTAGAAGCTTCATTTGTAAAGAAAATCAACGACGACGGATGGCACACTTTGCTAGCCGCTGCTGTTGATAGAAACATCTTGGTCTATGATGCTGATGCAGCTGCTGGTCAGTTTACAAAGCGTCTTGTATCTTTGATGAAGACTGTAATGCGTCGTAACGGTGGTGGTAACAGTGTTACTGCAAATGGTCGCTTGACTGACCTTTACCTCTCACCAGAAGCAATCGAAGACATCCGCAACTGGGGTGTTGATCAGCTTGACGAAGTTTCACGTCGTGAAATTTACGTAGCAGCTGACGACGGAGCTCCATTGACTCGTATCTTCGGTGTTAACCTTCACGACTTGTTTGAGTTTGGTGACAACCAAGAATATCAAAACTACTTCACTAGTGATCTCGGCGGTTCTCTCCAGACAGCTGACGTAGAATTGGTAATCGGTTTGGACCAAGCTGCTAACGATAGCTTTGTAATGCCTGTTAAGAAAGAAGTTGAAGTTTATGAAGACGAAGCTCTTCACAGACATCAGCGTCAGGGTTACTACGGTTGGGCTGAGATTGGATTTGGTGTTCTTGACAATAGAAGAGTTCTCGCTGGCTCATTCTAATATAGAACCTAATTCTAGAAGAAACCGTCCTATTGTCATGATAGGGCGGTTTTTTTGTGTATTTATATATAAGAGTCTTTATATATAGGAGTTTTAGCATGGCATTAGTACTGGCAGAAGACACTGTAAAAGAAACAACATCAACAACTGGCATAGATGTACTATTACTTTCTGGTGCAGTTTCTGGCTTTTCTACATTTGCTGTCGGTGTAGGAGCAAACAACACTACTTATTACACTATAGAAGATGCGAATGGCAACTTTGAAATTGGTGTAGGTACTGTTAGAACTTCTCCAGACAGGCTAGAAAGAAATATAGTGTTGGCCAGCAGCACTGGTTCTAAACTAGCTTTGTCTTCAGGTACACACACGGTTGAATCTGGTTATGCTAGTAATAGAGATACCTTCTTTGAAACTATAAAATATACTGCCTGTAGCCCTAAAAGTATTTATGTTCCATATGACGTTTTTGCTTCTCGCGAAGTCAACGCTTCTACAGGTACTTTTAGTCACAATATTACTGCCCCTAGCGGTCGTCTTGGTGAAACATTAAATGTTCCGACTGGAGTATTAAACACCTTGACTATGGATGGTGCAAACATTACTTCTGTTATAACTTCTTCCGATTCTTTTGCGGATGTAAACACTGCATTTATGACAGCTGCAGCAATAGAAGATAGATATAGTAGTAGCGGTGCTGGAACGATGAATACCGTCAAACGAAATGATGTTCAGGTTGGCGGGAGTGATATAGCTACATTAAATTTTTCAAGTGATTTCGGTGTTGCCGAAGATCCAGACACAGAAATAGATATTACAATAGGTACGCTTAATCAAAATACTACTGGAAGTGCTGGAAGTTTTTCATCAGCTGTTACTATTACATTGAGTGGAGATGTTACTGGGTCTGCGAACTTTACAAGTGCAGGCGACACTGCAACAATAAGTACAACAATTGCTGATGCCGGTTTAACTTCTATAGCAGGTCTTACTACAGCTGCTAACAAAATGATCTACACCACAGCTCTCGACACATACGCAGTTGCAGACCTAACGGCAGCTGCTAGAACTTTGTTAGATGACGCTACTGTCGGTGACATGAGAACTACTTTAGGTGTTGCTATTGGCAGTGATGTTCAAGCTTACGATGCTGGCTTAAATTCTATAGCCGGTCTTACTACTGCCGCCAATAAAATGATCTATACAACAAACTCCGATACATATGCAGTTGCAGACTTAACGGCAACCGCTAGAACTTTGTTGGATGACGCTACTGTTGGCGATATGAGGACAACTTTAGGTGTTTATGCTTCTACTACTACTCTCAACAATATAACAACTCCTGATGGGGATTTAAGTTTAAATAGTAATAAGATCACAAACCTAACAGATCCTACTGGCGATCAAGACGCAGCTACCAAGTCATATGTTGATGCAATTAAATCAGGTTTAGATGTGAAGGATTCTTGTCGTGTTGCCACCACAACAGCTGGCACTTTGTCTACTTCTTTTGCAAATGGGCAAACAGTAGATGGTGTTACTCTAGTTACAGGTGATAGAATACTAATTAAAGATCAAGCAACAGGATCAGAGAACGGTATCTATACTGTCAATTCTAGCGGTGCTCCAACTAGAGCTACAGATTTTGACTCAAATGCAGAAGTGACTTCTGGAGCATTTACTTTTGTAGAAGAAGGCACTGTCAACGGTGATGGAGGTTTTGTCTTAACAACAAATGACCCAATTACTGTGGGCACTACCAGCTTGACTTTTGTACAATTTTCAGGAGCTGGTCAAATAACTGCTGGTACTGGATTGAGCAAATCTGGGAATACGCTGAACGTTAACATAGGTAGTGATGTTCAGGCTTATGACGCTGGCTTAACATCTATAGCTGGATTAAGTACAGCTGCGAACAAAATGATATATACTACTGCTTCTGACACTTATGCGGTAGCTGATCTGACTGCCGCTGCTAGAACCGTATTAGACGATAGCACTGTTAGTGATATGAGAACTACTCTAGGAGTGGCGATAGGTAGTGATGTTCAAGCTCATAATGACATACTTGATGATCTTGCTGGATTGACACAAGCCGCAAACAAATTACCCTATTTCGACGCTGCGACTACTGCAGCTACTACAGACTTAACGGCTTTTGGTAGAAGTCTTATTGATGATGCTGATGCCACTGCCGCAAGAGGAACTTTGGGTCTTGGTTCTATTGCTACATTAAGTAGTATTGATATTAGTGCTAATACCAACTTAGGAGTTACAGCTCCTATTGTTTTGACAGATGACACATTAAGTCTCAGTGCATCTCTCAATGATTTATCAAATGTATCTACTGATGAACTTGATGCAGGTAACTTGCTGGCTTATAATGCCGCTTCAGGCGCCTTTGTAAATAGTAGTTTGCTGGCAATTGACACAGTAAATGATCGTGTTGGTATCGGGACTAGCAGTCCAGAAGTAAAACTGCATATTGATGGTGATGCCGCACAAGAAGCACAAATCAGACTTGAACAACATAATAATACTGCCGACGCTCCAGACATTAGAATCAGAAGAAGTAGAGGTACACACGCCTCGCCCTCTGTTCTCTCTGCCAATGATTATGCATTTAGGCTCAATGTAGATATTTATGATGGTTCTGATTATACCAACGCTGGCCAGCTTAGATGGGACAATGATGGTACTACAAATAACAACAGCACCAATACTGTTTTTGGTTTACAGACAAGAGTATCTGGAACAACAGCAGATAGAATCACCGTTGACTCTACTGGCAATGTAATAATAGCCGGAAATCTTGATATATCCGACGGAAATATAACAAATGTTGGAGACATAGATTGTGATAGTATTAGTGTCGCAGATGCCGCAAATGGGTTGAATGTTGATTTATCTGGCGCGAATACTGGCACTGGAAAAATTACACTTAAGGATAATGTTGCTAGCGCACTAGATATTACAGAAAGTTCCAATTCTTATATCAAACTTAATACGCAAAATAAGACTGATGAGGTAACATATAGTAAGGAGGCGGTTGAAATATCAAAACCTCTTAAATGTACACAAGCGATTCATTCTTCGATCTCTAAAACTAATGCTATATCAACTGGACAGACTTTGAAAGGTGGAGGAACGGGGAATGTCGTAACATTAGACCTTGCATCCGCTGGATTCTTTAGAGTTCAGCTCACAGCAAACGTAGATGAAATTTGGTTTAAGAATCAATCTGAGGGGCAGAAAGTTATTATCAGATTTGAGCAAGACTCTACAGGTAGTAGGACAGTAGACTTCTCTGCTTTTTATGCTTATGATGGTACTGCTGTTGGCGTTAACTTTGCTGGAGGTACTGCTCCAACTTTGACAACCACAGCTAGCAGGGCAGATATTATAGGATTCTTGAACTTTGGTATTCCTGCTGGTAGTGTGCATTACTATAATGCTGTAGTTATAGGGCAAGATTTTAGTTAGTAAGGATTTAGTTTATGCCAACAACAACGGTAAGTATCGGATCAAATCAGAACATATCTACAGTCACTCCTGCTAGCACTTCTGGTAGCAACCCTTATGTCATAACATTTACGTCAACTCCAAGCTCAAGCGTTGCTGTTGGAGATCTATTCGTAATCAGCGATGAGACTACTTTTTTTGCAACGTATACTTATTTGCTCACCAATATTTCTGGAAGTAATTATACCTTAAAACAGGTTGATGATGGTGGCAGCGGTATGGGCGATATGAGTCCTTATGGTAATTTTTATGACATGTCTTACCAGCAGGCTTCTGGAACTTTTAAAAGAGCCTTCTCTACAATTACTTTGTTTGAAGCTATGGTAGATGATGCAAGTCCATCATATTGGGGGAGTAGCGATGATGTTGTGGGCGAGCTTCATGCAGATTCTAATTTTACTGACGCAACAGTTAATTTTAGCCAAAAGCAAAGTTTGTCTTCTGTGACCCTTTCTGTCTATGAAGATGATAGACATGATGGAACGGCAGAAAGTGGAGCTTTATGGAAACCAACAGCCAATTCTGGTCATAATCAAGGCATTCTTAGAATTAATATAGACGATATGACTGCTGAATGGCTAGACATTAGTTTTGATAGCCTAGACTCTAGAAATACTAATAAGGCTATAGTTCTTGCGGGAACCAATGATGATAACATTATAAGAAATAATCTTATACATGACAAAAACGGAAACCCCGGAAACACCGGCCCATTTATGATTCATACAATAGCGGCTGGCGCTTCTAGCGATACGTTAAGCATACAGAATAATATTATATACAACATAGTTGAAACAAGTAGTGATAATGCAATAGCTATTAACACAAACCTGTGGTCTGGGACTGCCAATATCTACAACAATACAATCTATAATATTGATTCTCAAGCTACTTCAAAGCAAGCTCGCGGTATAATTTATGGCGGCAATGCAAATAATACAACAAACATAAAAAACAATCTTGTGGCGAAGATGGTAGCAGATGGAGCAGCCAGTAATGAAAGAGCGTACCAGAAGACGAGTGGGTCAAGTACTGAAAATGCAAGTAACAATCTCTCAGACGATACAACAACTACTGCCGCTTACAAAGCTCCCGGATCTGATTCACTTCAAGACCAAACTTTAGCGCAAATAGCTTTTGTTTCTACTACTGCCGGTTCTGAGGACTTACATATACAGAGTAGTTCTGTTTGTGCTGAGGCCGGAGTTGATCTTGGAACTACTAATGAGGTCAATATTGATATTAATGGAAGAGATAGGGATGCTGAGGGAGACACTTGGGACATAGGTGCTCATCAAGTAAGTGAAGCGGCGGCGGATACTGGCGCAATGTTTATAATGTTTGATTAGGAATATAAAAGATGGAAATTATAGTAAAGATTAATGACGCTCCTTCGCAATACTCCTATAAAGATGGAGACATAGTTCAAGCGTTTACCTTGGATGAGGTCTATTATCATCACGCACAGAATAAGTGTAATGTTAAAAACTTTGGCTTAGATGATGTCACTGGTAATAGATCTCCAGAAGAACTACTAATAAAATTTCTTGAAAAAACAAAGACGTACAAGTTTGAAAGGTTAAATTCAAACGAAGTAAAAAAAACAAATTTAATCACAGATGAAGTGAGTATACTCAATAAAACACCAAATGCAGATGGTGAGAGAATTGATGTACATGCGTATTTGATTAGAAGGTTACAAAAAGCAAACCATCTAATATTTGGAAAATCAGGCAGAGAATATTGGTATGGCAAAGAAAGAAACAGTATAGATATTAATGCAGTTTGGAACGACATAGAAACACATACAGACTTTCTACAGTCTGATCACACAAGATTTCCATTCTCGGATATAGAAAAGAGAACCTTTTTAGCTATAAATACTTCGGGTAGAAGATATACTGGCGATTCATTCATTAGAGTAGAACTATCGGGAGACACTGTTCATGTTCGGCAAGAAATTGCTTTTGAAGATCCTCCTGAAGAAATATCAGAAGATTACGACCCAATTATTTTAGCAAGGAGGAAATGGTTTGTTCCTTATTGGGATTTAACCGCTGCACTAGGAACTTCGGTTGATAAGCTAAGAAACCCGAATCATATATGCGATTGTAGGAAGGCGATGGACGAAAGAGAGCATATTGACATACTAACTTTTGATAAAGTTGCCGCCGGAATCATTACCTAAACTTTTATGCTATTATTGCAGATTTATTGTGTATACTAATACAGGAGCACTAGCTTTATACTTCATATAAGGGAAAAATCAAATGGCTTGGACAACAGATTTACTATTATTTGTGAGAACCTTGATTGGTGACTTAGATAGTTCTAAGTACACTGATTCAAGACTAGAGCAAATTATTGTGGTTGGAGCCTACAATGTTAACGATGCAACTGATTTCGATTATACATATACTGTAGATATTGCAGCCAAAACTATCACACCTGATCCAGTGGTAAACAAAGATACAGACTTTACTGTGCTGACAGCATATAAGTCAGCCTGTATAATTATAGGTAGTGAAGTTAAAACAGAAGCAGCTAATTCACTTTCTCTTAGAGATGGGCCTTCTGCGATTGACCTAAGAGGAGTTGCTACTACCTTAAATGCACTCTATAAAGATCTTTGCCAAAAATACGAAGAGCTATTAGATGCATACAAAGCTGGTAACAGAATCTACGGTCAAGCAATTCTTGGTCCTTACAGTCCGGGAAGTGCCATTGTTAATACACAATTCCAATATGGATACAGTAGATCTGGTACTGTATTCGAGAATCAATAAAGGAGATTACTAGATGACTACATCAAAAATTATAGGTGGTAATGGTTTCAATGAAGGTGGCGGAACAGTCTTCGCTACCAATACAGGTGAAACAAAAGAGATATCTACAGAGTTCAACAGGGATGCAGTTCCTCAAGATGAATTCAGGTATGGTATTACTGAATATGAAAAGATTTCTGCTGCA